AGCGGCAGCAGCCAGAGCCACGCCAGATCAGTTGTTGGCTCTTAAAAAGGCCGAGAATGAGTTCATGCTACAGATGCGTGAGCTTGATATCGACCTTGAGAGAATTTCAAACGAAGACCGCGACTCGGCCCGGAATAGGGAAATAAAGACCAGGGATTTAACTCCCAAAATCCTGGCTGGCTTTATCACGGCTGGGTATTTCGGGGTTTTGTTCTACATGCTGACGTATGGCCTCCCCACCACAGGTGGGTCTGAAGCTATGCTGGTTATGCTTGGCACCTTGGGTACTGCCTGGGGTGGCGTGGTTGCCTACTATTTTGGTTCGTCTGCTGGCAGTAAAGAAAAGACTGAAGCGATGAACAGGATGGTTCGCAAATGAAGTCTAACTTTGAAGCCTGCCTTGAGTTTGTGTTGCACCATGAAGGTGGCTGGGCGGATGATCCGCGCGATCCGGGTGGTGCCACCATGAAAGGCGTCACAATAAATGTTTACAAAGAGTATTTAGGTAGGGATGTTAGCAAGGATGAATTGCGTAATATCCCAAAAGAACATTTGTTAAACCTATACAAGACGCGCTATTGGGATAAAGCAAACTGCGATGTCCTTTCCACTGGCGTTGACTTGGTGGTGTTTGACTTGGCTGTGAATGGGGGTGTTGGTCGTGCTGCCAAAATTCTCCAGCGTTCTGTTGGTGCGGTTGAAGATGGGGCTATTGGTCCCAAGACCATGGCTTTAGTTCTAGCTGTCCCGACAAGTGAGCTTGTTGCTCGTTTTTCTGAGGAAAGGCGGGACTTCTATCGCAGCCTCAAGGCGTTTGAACACTTTGGCAAAGGCTGGATTCGCCGCACCGATGAGTGCGAGATTAAGGCCATCAACATGATTGGAGAAACCAAATGAACATGAAGAAGCCCAAAATGCCAGGGATGGCTCTTGCCCCCGCTGGTGTTTCCACTGGTATGCCCAAGTTTGCTTCTCGCGCTTTGCGTCCCGGTGGGATGGCGAAGGGTGGGAAAATCCATGAAGACGAAGCCATGGATAAGAAACTTATTCGCAAAGAGATTGCTCGTGCTGAAAAGATGGAAAGCAAGGGCATGAAGAAGGGCGGCATGGCCAAAATGGCCAAGGGCGGCGGTGTTGAAACCAAGGGTAAAACCCGTGGTAAATTCGTTTAAGGATGATGAACATGAAGAAGTATGCTGATGGCGGCCCGGTCCCAGTTCCTGGCAAAGAACCAAAGGAGGGTGGTCGCAAGTCTCGTATGCGCGACATGATCTCCCCGCAAGAACGCAAGGAGCTTGATGCTCCGTTGAGCGTGGAAGATTTTCGCCGCCCTAGCATGAAGAAGGGTGGTGCCGTGAAGCGTATGGCTGGTGGTGGCTGCACCCGTGGCGATGGCGTTGCTTCTCGCGGCAAGACCAAGGGCAAGATGATTTGAGGAAGCCCGAAAAGGTTCAGAAGGTCATGAGGGAGTTTAAGGAAGGCTCCCTCAAATCCTCTAGCGGGCAGAAGGTGAAGAACCCAAAGCAAGCTATTGCGATTGCGCTTTCCGAAGCCTCCCGCATGAGAGAGGGTGGGCGGGTAGAGAAGCCGCTTTATGAGCGGCCTAGACCTTCTGACCTTAAGGCCAAGACCATGACGCCATCCCAGAAAGCTGCGGCGGCTAAAATCGCCAAAGCTTCTGGAGATAAGAAGGTTGGTCTTTTTGCCCGGATCAACGCCATGAAGAAGGTGAAGTGACATGGCAAAGAACTGGATCAAGGGTGCCATCAAGAAGCCTGGGGCTTTACGAGCTTCCTTGGGGGTTAAGGCGGGGCATAAAATCCCAGCCAAAACCTTAGCGACAGCGGCAAAGAAACCCGGTACAATGGGTAAACGGGCAAGGCTTGCCCAGACCCTTTCAAAGCTTGGGCGGCCCTGATGACAACCTCCGGTACTGCGGTTTGGAACCTAGACATCGCTGACCTCATTGAGGAGGCGTATGAACGTGCTGGCCTTGAAGCCCGCACAGGCTATGACTTCCGCACTGCCAGACGGTCCCTAAACATCATCTCTGCCGAATGGTCTAACCGGGGGCTTAACCTCTGGACTGTTCAAGAAAACAGTTTGGTTCTGACCCCTGGGGTCAAGACCTATAACTTGGCGGCTGATACTATCGACATCATCGAGACTATCATTCGCGTCAATACTTCAGGCACCCCACTGGATTACACGGTATCTCGGATTGGTGTTGGCGACTACGCCACCCTGCCAAACAAGAACACCACAGGCCGCCCGCTTCAGATTTATGTGAACCGGCAAGTCAATCCAAACTACACTCTCTGGCCTGTTCCAGACCTACCTTACACCATCATCTACTGGACGATGCGGCGCATTCAGGATGCGACCACGGCCACAGATGTCATGGATATGCCCGTCCGGTTTGTGCCAGCATTGATTGCAGGGCTTGCATTCCATATCGCTATGAAGCGTCCAGAAGCCACTGCACGGGTTCCGCTACTCAAGATGGAATACATGGAGCAGTTCCAACTGGCAGCCGATGAGGACCGTGGTAGAGAGCCTGCTCGCTTTGTCCCCTGGATGTCTTATCCATGACGGCTAAGTTTGCTCGTGGCAATAAAGCCTACGCATTCTGCGATAGGTGCTACCAGCGGTACGATCTATCTGAGTTGACATATCAAGTTGTCAACCAGAAGCCCACTGGTTTGAAGGTGTGCGAAGAATGTAATGATGTGGATCACCCCCAATACCAATTGGGCAAGACCCCCATCAATGATCCTGTGGCACTTCTTGAACCAAGGCCCGATATCAACCCGGGTCGCAGCTTATGTGGCTGGAACCCTGTAGGCAATTCTGCTACCACTACCAACGGTAATGTTGGTATTGTCAGCGTATATATCTCCTAAAGACAAGGACGAAACAAATGGCTGGCGTTACAAGCGAGAACATGAAGAAGTACGGGCGGAATGCCGCTCGTGCCATGAACCAAACTGGTCGCGCGGTTGGCAAGAGTGCGGGTGATCCGTGGAAGTCTGTGTCTGCTGACCAAGGCTCCAACACCGGGCAGGCTGGCAAGATCGCGAAGAACGCCCCGGCGCCGGATCAAGCTATTGTGAACAATGAGTTCACTCCCAACAAGCCAACCAAGATTCGCGGCACAGGCGCAGCCACAAAAGGCACGATGGCTCGCGGCCCTATGGGCTGAGGAGTAAGCGGTAATGGACTACGCAAATCTGGTAGCTCTGCTTCAAGAGTACACGCAGAACTCATCCACTGAGTTTGTTACCGCTATTCCTGACATTGTGAAGTTGGCTGAGGATAGGATTTACCAATCGGTACAAATCCCTGCCCTTAAGAAGAACTCAACTTCAAACTTCCTGTCTGGCAATAAGTATCTTGCCACCCCGGCAGATTTCTTGGCTGCCTATTCAATGGCAGTTAAAAGCTCAACTGGTGTGTTCTCTTATCTCCTGGAGAAGGAGGTGGGGTACATCAATGAAGCGTTCCCTGACCCGGCAGTAACTGGGGTGCCACGGTATTACGCGCTGTTTAATGCCAATACCTTTGTGGTGTCTCCGACTCCGAGTTCTGCCCTGAACGTAGAACTCCACTATTTCTATGAGCCAGAAAGCATCGTCACTGCTGGCACCTCTTGGTTGGGTGATAACACCGAGAGTGTGTTGTTCTATGGGTGCCTGATGGAGGCTTACACATACATGAAGGGTGATGCTGACTTGGTGGCTCTTTACCGCGCTAGGTATGAAGAGGCTCTTGTTCGGCTTAAGGTCTTGGGTGAAGGTCAAGATAAGCGCGATAACTTCCGCCTTGATCTCCCCAGGATCACGCCTGTTTAGGATAAGCAATGGCAGTCATTCAGGCTTTCTGCACCAGCTTCAAGCAGCAGCTTCTTGAGGGTGTTCATGATTTCCGCACTGTTGGAGGCGACACCTTTAAGGTGGCGCTATACACAGAGGCGGCCAATCTAAACTCCACAACCACTACCTATACGACGGTAGGTGAGATCACTGGGACCGGCTATACGGCAGGCGGATTGGCTTTAACCAACATAACTCCAAGCCAGTACAATGTGGCTGGCGTTTGTTCGTTTGAGAATATCTCCTGGCCTAGCGCGACATTCGCTGCTCGTGCTGCGCTGATTTACAACACCACCCCAGCACACACCTACACAAATCCAGCTTGCATTGTGCTGGACTTCGGCACTCTCCGCACGGTCACTAACGCCACGTTCACTCTCCAATTCCCGCTTATTACGGACCTAAGCGCGATTATAAGGGTCAATTAACATGGCATTCGTTATAGCTGATCGTGTCCGTGAGACATCCACTACCGCTGGTACGGGAAGCATAACACTTGCCGGTGCCGTCACTGGGTATCAGACCTTTGCTTCTGTTCTAACCACAGGCGATACCACCTACTACACGATTGCAGACCAGACGGGTGCCAACTGGGAGGTGGGGATTGGCACATTCACGTCTCCAGCCACCCTGGCCCGGACAACCATCCTTTCGTCTAGCAATGCTGGCAGCATTGTCACGTTCACGTCCACTATTAAGGATGTCTTTATTACCTTACCCGCCTCCAGGGCTGGGGCGTCTTACACGAAGTACAGCTACACTGCGACAGCGAGCCAGACTACATTTGCTGCAACCTACACGCCTCCAAACATCCAAGTGTTTGTGAACGGTGTTCTCCTTAATTCTGCCGATTACACAGCGACAAGCGGCACTAGCGTAGTCCTTTCAACAGGATGTAATGCTGGTGACATCGTTGATTTGATTTCCATTATTGTTGGCAATGTGGGTGTTCAGGGTGCCACAGGCGCTACTGGACCAACTGGTCCTACAGGGCCAGCAGGTCCAAGCTTGGTCACAATTAATACCACTCCAATATCTGGTGGAACTTCTGGGTACGCCCTGTACAATAACGCTGGTACGGTTGGCAGCACCAACATCCTTTCTAACTTCACGCTTGTCACGCCCACGATCAACGATGGCTACATTGAAGAAGTCGTCACTGCCAACACAGCAACCGCCTATACGGTTTCTTTAACTGGCGGTACGCTGCAAATCCTGACGCTGACGGGCAATTGCACATTCACCTTCCCAACCCCCACTGCCGGGCAATCGTTCACGCTATTCCTCAAGCAGGACGGTACAGGAGGCCGCACAGCCACTTGGCCTGCGTCCGTGAAGTGGCCGTCTTCCACGGCGCCTACGATCACCAGCAC